GTACCGGCCAAACTTTCCAGAAACACCGCGGCAACCCCAGTGGGATGCCGAATACCATCCGCCTCAATTCAGTATGTCAGCTTGCAGGGCAGACATACTGTTTAGAAAAGTTGGGAGTGGCTGACCAGGTCAAGATGGTTGTTTGTGGAGACGATTCCCTCTTTGGAGTGTCTTCACCCGTTGCTGACCTTTTGGTGGCGCAGCTCCCAAAGCAGTGGGCAGATGAGTTCGGCATGACCCTTGGTCTTGAGGCTCGGGTACCCCTGAATGGTGATCTCACCATGCATGCACCGTTTGTTTCTCGGACAACAGTGTTGATTGGAGGAATACCATATGGGGTCCTCACCAAACCCCACAAACTGATGGCAACAGTCCTCTTCAATGAAGACCCTGGTGACATCCATGACTTGCTAGTCGCAGACAACATCTATGCATCACGCGTGCAGGGAGTGTTTGATGCTTTGGCTCATCATGTGTTTGCCATGGAAGAAGGACTATACACAGAACCTTACACCAAGGAGATCATGAGGTTGTTCAACCTCGACTCCTCGGATTTACAAGTGAGATTGCACTGATTTGTGGGTACGTCTTGGCCAGACGTTAAACTCGCCCGGTAGCGGCGTACCGCTTTGCGCACGATAACAACAGCATCCAGTGGGATTCTCAACCACTGATCTCAAGCTGTTGTGTATCGACAAGTAGCGCTTGGGTTCCCGAACCTTGTAAAATTGGGCGTTGGCCGCGTTAAGGCTGGGTGAAAAGTGTGACCCTGATGGACCGGGTGGTCCTCTTGTCCATGGAGGACCAAAAGAAACACACTTTTTCTCGGTTACACAATGGCGAAGAAAAACAAGCAACAGAAGCAGCAGAATGCGAGACAATCGGCCCCCAAACCCACACTTTACCAAGTGGAGGGCGAGAAGGATGCCACACCACCAGGCTTGAACCAATTCAACAAGTACGTGGCTAATGCCATGGTGAAGGCACACAGTGACAACAGTGACCGCAGGCTTTACAAAGTGGTACGCTCAAACTCGGCTCGTTGGGAGTTGAGCTTGTTGCACCACCTTGGTCACCGTTTGTCTGTGTACCCATTGCCAGGCATTTATTTTGCTGGCATCTCTGGGCCACTGTCAGCTCGCACTCTTCCAGTTGTCCCAAGCACCACGACTAATGCGTATTCCATCTTGGCAGATGATGGATTTTACAGCGGCCGGTACGACATCTACAATGG